CAAGTTTTATATTGTGCAACTTTCGCAATCTTCATCATCAACTACTGCTTGCTCTAGTTCTGGTAAAGCATGGTCTCCCATTAGCTTACTAATATCAAGTTCGCCTTGCCCATCATTAGTGTTAAAGTAATACAACTGTTTGCCTCCATACTTGTAAAACATCAACATGTGTTGTAGCATTGTACTCATTGGAATCTTTTCGTCATCAAAGAAGATTGGATTGTAACTTGTGTTAATACTAATGCCTTGATCAATATACTTCTGTAGTACTGCCATAATCTTCAAGTAACCTTCTGGAGACTGTTGATCCCACAGTAGGTCATACTTGTTTTTTAAACGCTTGAACTCAGGAACAACTTGCTTTAGTACGCCATGCTTTGATTGCTTCACACTAATCAAACTACGTGGAGGCTCAATGCCGTTGGTTGCATTTGCAATCTGCGCACTTGTTTCACTTGGCATAAGTGCCATTAGTGTTGAGTTACGGATGCCTGTTTGTTTCAGTTGTTTACGCAAGCCTTTCCAGTCTTGACGTTCTCTATGCTTGATTAGTTCGTCTACGTCTGCTTTGTATGTTTGATTAGGAGTGATGCCGTGTCCGTATTTTGTTTCCATGTTGCCGCTTGGTGCACCTTGCTCTGCTGCTAGGTCTGCACTTGCTTTGATTAGATAGTAACTCCATGCTTCGGCATACTCGTCGACTAGTTCTAGTCCTGCTGTATCAATGTGCTGGTAAGTTAAGTCATGCTTGGCTAACCAATATGCAAAGTTAATAATGCCAACACCTAAAGGACGGCGCTTCTCTGTGCTCAACTGTGCTGCTAGGATTGGATAGTTCTGATAGCTTAGTAGTGCATCAAGTCCACGCACTGCCAAACGACACACACGTTCAAAGTCTGTTGGTGTTTTAATGTTACCCCAGTTGATTGCACTAAGAGTACACAGGCTAATCTCGCCTTCTGGATCGTTTAGATCTTTAAGCGGCTTTGTAGGTAAGTCAATCTCTGCACACAAGTTTGATTGTCTAATAGGCGCAACCTCTGGTAGGAAGCTACCGTGGTCGTTAGCATTGTCTACATTCTGTAAATAAATACGACCTGTGTTCTTACGCTCTTCCATGAAGCTACTGAATAAATCACTGGCTTTAACTGTTTTCTTACGTAGTCGTGTGTTGCGCTCTGCTGTTTCATATAGCTCACGGAACTTGTCTTGGTCTGCAAAGAACGCTTCGTATAATCCTGGTACATCAGCAGGCGAGAATAGTGTAATGTCGCCGCCTGTAATAAGTCTTTCATACATCAACTTGTTGAACTGTACACCATAGTCCATGTGTCGTACACGGTTTTCTTCAGTGCCTTTGTTGTTCTTTAGCACCAGCATGTCTTCTACTTCCAAGTGCCATACCGGATAGTAAATAGTTGCTGCGCCACCACGTACACCACCTTGGCTACATGACTTTACTGCACTTTGGAAGTGCTTGTAGAATGGAATGATTCCTGTGTGATAAGCATCGCCTTTGCGTATAGGAGACCCAATAGCACGGATACTTCCTCCGCCAATACCAATGCCTGCTTTTTGTGAAACGTACTTAACAACAGAGGCAGCAGTAGCATTGATACTGTCAAGACTATCATCAGTTTCAATAAGAACGCAACTACTGAACTGACGTTGAGGTGTACGTACACCAGCCATCACAGGAGTAGGTAAGCTAATGTCGTGTAAACTAATAGCATCGTAATATTCTTTTACCCATTGCAAGCGGGAATCAACTGGATAGTCTTGAAAAAGACTTGCTGCGATAAGAATGTAGCACATCTGCGGTGTTTCAAATATTTCGCCGCTTACTCTGTTCTGACATAGATACTTGCCACGCAACTGTTCCATAGCAACATAAGTTAAGTTCTCATCTCTATCGTGCTTGATAAACGTATTGATCTTATCCCACTCTTCGTCGCTGTATTTTGTACCTAGTTCACTATCATAAAATCCATTTACTGTATTACGCTCAACTAACTCTTTGACATGACATGGTTCAAATCCATTGTACACTTCTTTGCGTAGCGCATAGTTAACAAGTCTGCCACCAACATATTGATAGTTAGGAGTCTCTTCGCTGATAAGATCAGCTGCTGCTTTGATAAGTGTTTCTTGTATTTCTTTACTAGTTATACCATTATAGAACTGAATCTGACTCTTTATTTCTACTTCGCTTGGACTAACTCCTGTAATATCTTCACATGCATAAAACACAACCTTGTGTAGCTTTTCAATATCGAGAGTCTCTTTGCGCCCGTTACGTTTAGTAACTTGAATCATTATCTTTTCCTTTTTGTCTATTTGGTATTTAGTAATAAGTTGGTAGTGTGTTATGCTGCATTTGACATTTCAGACTTGGTAAATCTTCTGCATCAATACTCTTATTATAGTAATACCCTATCGTTAGATTGTCAACGAAAAGAAGGTATCTTAATACACTTTCTTTTTCGTCTAGTGTAATATGTATCTCAAAACGACTGTTAGAAAAGCGATCAGTTAACTGTAAAGTGTAGTATATTGCCAATATTTTTGTAAAATCACAGTAACGATTTTCTTCAATCATTTCCCAAGGAGTAGGCCAGGTATCTTTATCATACGGATCTGCTGCTATGCTACTCAATGGTGCATTATTCCAAAACTCGATAGTGTCGCCAAACGGATCTTTGCTTTGTTCTAAAGTTGAACGAAGGTCTTTCCATAGTCTTAAACGATCTACATAAGTTTTATCAAACATCAATTTATATATTTAATTGTGAACTCTAACTCGTCTGTTTCTGGACTTAGGTTATCTAGCATTTGATTTACAATATCTAAGTGTATTTCTGTTCCACCATTTTGAAACGAATTTCCTTTTACACTAAAAGTCAACAAGCCTACTTTACTTGGGTTACCGGTAAATGTATGTTCATCTGACATTGTAACTTGTGAATTAGATTTGTTATAGGTTACAGTTAACACTCCGCTTTGCATTATTGGTCCAGCATTTTCTTCAGCACGATAAGTGTACTCTAATGCAATAACACCTCTTTGCTGATCAGATGGTAATCTAATAGCCGTTTCTGCTATTAGTTTTACACCAACACTGGTTCTTACTGGCTGTGATAGTTCAATGCGTTTTGACCCATGTACTTCTGGAAAATAGTCTTGACTAAAATAAAGTGGATCAACTGTTAGTTCAGCCGTACGCTGGAAGTAATCATTGATACTTTTATTATTATCCATATCAATATGTCCAGCATCACCAATGCCATTTGAAGAAGCAGTACGATAGAATTCAATCACTGGTTCTACAACTACACTACTGCCGCCATCACGTCCTACGTTTAGATATGTGTTGTTTTGACTAATATTGAAGTTACCTGTGCGTACATACAACCCTTGCTTGTCAACAATGTCAAATACATAATCTTCAATCATAGTATACTGAGCACCATTTGTTTTTCCAACTGGTGGCACTGAAGTAGGATCGGCACCTAGCACAAATCCTAAACCACAAGTATTGACATTGCCACCTAAGAATTTATTATTATTAATATCGTATTCGCTGTATACTGCACAAGCAAACCCATTAATGAATACGTTTTTAAATATATTATAATCAGAAGTTGCTGTTGCTACGCTACCGTTGGAAACTACAATACCAACTAGGTTTGAGCTAGGCTCACCTTCGCTGGTTACGCCATCGCCTGTTCCCCATCCTGCTGAAATTTTTATATCTGTAAACATACTATTTTGACAGTTTTCAAGATACAATGCTCCGCCGTTACTGTTGTGAAATATTGACATGCCTTCTATACGTACAAAACGAGCCATGTTGGCTGAGGTTGTTGTACTTGCATCAGCATATGTACCTGGAATACTTTCTTCGTTTACTGTGCGGAAGATGTTTTCAGGAGGAGTTGCGCCTGAACTGTTTAAGAATGTTTTGTCAATGCCGTCACCAACGATGTTTGCATATGGTGGTATCCTTAAACCTGGTGAGCTAATAAGATATTCGCCTGCTGGAATATAAAGTGTTGCACGACTTTTGTATAATCCTTTGGTTGCACTGTTGATAAACAACTGATCGATAGCACGTTGTAGTTTTTCTGTTTGGTCTGTTCCATCGCCCATTGCACCAAAATCTCTAACACTTACACGATCATCTAACTTTGCTTGTAGAGTACGTTCTACTGGAGATGCTAACGCAACACCTGTTTGTATTTCGTCTCTTTTATATGCATACTGTCCTGCTAGACTTAATAGATTGTCTGCTTCTGTTAGTAGTTTAGTGTTACCAACTGCTGGTGCGCCTTCACTTACTGCGCCATTACCAATGTAAACTTCTTGTGTATCAATCGCCCAACCTATTTCGCCTGAAGCAAGTTGTGGTATTCCACTTCCTTGATTCTTTCTACCTCGGCGGTGCTGGATTCTTGAAATCTGTACAATAGCCATGCTATACTCCTAATGCGTTATTAGTAGTATTTAGCCCTAAAGTCCAAGTCATTGCTCTTACGATCATACCACATTTCAAATGTATCAGTTGACCAAAGTGCTTGTCTATTATTGCTTTTCTTTGGAGCCATGTTGTACCATATATTCCAATAGTATTCAGCACGTTCTTTATTGCCCATGCGTTTATGATAAAAGAAGTTCATTCTAGGATGTGTTCGTGTTCTAACAGTTGCCCAAGTGTCGGCATGTTTTTTCTTATCTAGTTGTTTGTATAGTTCAGGATCATCTAAACGTCCTGTGTACTTTCCAGTTTTGTAGTTAGGATTAGCATTGCCACCAAGCGAACCTCCGTGTTCGGGTGTTTTGTTAAAGTATTCAGTACTTTCTACAACATTAAACTCGTTACTATAATATTTGCAAACTTCTTCAAACTTCTTCTTATCCTTAGATTCAAAAAGTATTTCAGTACTATAATCTTCACCATACTCATCTAAGTGAGCAAGCCAGTCAACACTTGAGCCTTTATAAACATTCAGATCTCTAGTAGTTTGACCTAAATACTTCTTACCTGTTACATTGTGTGTATGATGATATAGTGTTTGTTTGAGCATCAGCCATTCTTTTCGTAATACTGTCTGCACCTATTCCACCATTCTTGTTCCCATTCTGCAAACTCATCTGGCCATAGATCAAACTGCTGATACTCCAAGCCGCGACTGCACATAAAGATATGCCCTTCACGTATGTCTGTACCATGTATTTCATTGTGTCCTAGTGCATACGCTGTAAGCTGTAGATAATAATCTTCTACCCATTCAGGCTTCTTAGGCTTGTTGGTTTGTTTAAAATCCATTATGCAAGGATTGCCTTTGTACTGTCCTACTAGATCAGTAGTGCCAGCATAAATGCCAGGAACATAAAGTGGAACTTCGCTGCCCCAAATGTCATCAACATGCACCATTGCTTCGTCACGTATTACACACGCCATCTTGTATGCTTGTTGTGCATAAGGATTGCTGCCTGCACTCTCTGTCCAAACACCATTGTCAACATAGTCTTCAAGGTATTTGTGCATACGGGTGCCTACCCCTGCTGCTTCTGTTGTAATCTCTTGTGCTTTAGCATGTCCTACACGCCTGCGCCACTCATGCAAATGTGTCATGTCTTTGGTGCCGCCCTCTTTTCTT